TTAAAAATAGAAAGATTATTTTCACCTAAAATAATAAAACTTTTTGAACGATATTGCTTATTGTTAATCATTTCATTTCCTTTATTTCTCTTTTACCTTTAAAGTTTACAAAAAAACAACGTTATGATTTTTAAATCATTTATTGATTTTCCAAATCATAACGTTGTTATTTTTTTATATACTTTTTAAAAACAAGTTATGTTATTCTACAAAATCAACACCTGTTTATTAGGCTACAATTTCATCAACAGTAGACAAGTTGAATTGATTAGCATTGCCATAGGTGCAACCAAAACCAAGTGCAACAACGCTTACCACACTAGCCGCAGTAGCGGCGGTGAGTGTTCCACGAATGTAACGGAAACCCTGTGTGCCAAGAGCGTTTGCATCAACTTCAACAATAACCTGCTTATTGCTATCCGTGCTATCAAGCTGTGTAATCGATTTACCCGTTACAGTTGTAGAGAAAGAACCGCCAGAAGCAGTATCACCCTTAACCACAAAGTTTACTGTACCAGTTGCAGTAACAGCACCGATATTAATCAGAAAAACAATTTTTTCAAAAAGAGAAACGTCAATAACAGTAGTGTTACTTGCCGTGCTAGTGCTAACCGGATTAATTACGCCAAGTACAGCGAAATGTTCAAAGGCTTTTTCCATTTTTTAAACTCCTTATAAAGTTTTTAATATTAGTAGTGCTGTTACTTAAAATAAATTCAAAATAAAGTAACAGCACTACTTTAATAAAACAAGTCAAATTTTAGTCGTTATGATTTACAAAGGGGCTAACCGTATAGCTACCTTGAGGATCAGCAAGGGTGATGGGATTACGCAACCACGGCTTGCCGTCAACACGTTGGGTAAAGCGCCAAGTAGCTTGATCATCACGGAAAGCGGCATGTTCGCTAAATGCAATTTGGATACCTGGTTTCTGCCAGAACAAATAAGCGTTAAGATCAATCAACATAACCGAACCGCTAACCGTAGTTTGTGGGCTATGCTCACTCATCAAAATGGGATAACCATTCAACGATTGCAAAGGCCCACCAGCCATGTTAGCAGTCCACGCATTAGCACCAACAGTACCAATTTCCATCTTCATAATATCAGGCCAACGGGAAGGGTGAATCAACCAAATGGGCGATCCACCTGCACTTTTGAAACGGCTAAACATGGTAGCAACATCAGGCCAAGTAAACAGGTTGTTGGTTGCAGGGGTAACATTCACAACACAACTTGCATTTAGAATACCCAAAGGTTCACCAACGCCAGTACCACGCAAAACATTTCGCTCATTCTTGGCAGAGACAGCGATACCAAACAATGAAGTCAAAAGTGCTTCAATGGCCATAGGACTATCAGCCATCAATTCGTTATCAACTTCGGTATAACCACCAACCTTACTCAAGCGCCATTCTAGCATCTCAAAACCTGGCTCAGTTTTGGTTAGCGTTTGCCCACCAGTTGCAGGGGTAGCAACAACACCAGCAGCCGCAGCAACTTGACCAGTACCAGCGCTAGGAGCAATATACTGATCCAAAACAGGCCAACGTCCACTATCAGAGTTAGCAGTAATGGTTTTCACTCGGCTCATAACGTTGCTATTCATGGCGCTTACTTGCAACAGTGAAGTTTCAAATTCAGGAGGAATGGTATAAGCACCAGCCGTACCAACATCGCCAGTTAGGTCTTTTGTAGAACCATACACTTTAGCCAAACGAGTTTGATCGTTGCGACGAATGGCCATAAGAAAATCAGAAAGGCTTTTAACGTGTTTGTCAGCAGTGCCACCATCTTGGGTTACAAAACCTGCACCCATAAGCTTGTTGCTGCCTTGTACAGCATTAAGCAAAGCGGTCAATTGATCACTTACGCTTTTAATAGCCCCTTCAGTTGCGGCTTTCTCTGCCTTATATTCTTTCATAAAACCAGCAAGTTCTTTTGCAAATTCAGGGTTGCTTTGATCAACAACCAAATTATCTTTGTCACTCATTATAATTGTAACTCCTTTATTTTTTGTATCAGTTTTATTTTCTTTTGTTTTTAATTCTTTTTCGCTTTCATCAATAGATGATTGCTCAAGTTGATTTAAACTGTTATCTTGATTTTCCTTTTTCAAAATATCATCAGTTTCAGCATCAACCTCTTCACTTTCATCATTTTCTAAAAGCTTATCAAACTCTTCAATTGCCTTTAACGCCTCATCATAATCAAAACTTTTTTGATCAGCTTTAGCCCCAACAGTTCTTGGTTCCATAGGCGTTACAGTTAAAGACAATTCAACAAGAGGCCATTCTTTAATAACACCTGTTGCTTCGTCTTTATCCATTAACTGTTCAGCAGTTCCCGTACTCATCCCCAACAATCCAAGATCAGCCAACTTTTTAACAGCTTGTTTGTATTTAAATGCTTTGTCTAATTCTGCCTTAAAGAAAACCCCAACTTCATCAACAATGTGTTCTTTTACAAAACCTATTTTCTTTTTGATTTTTTGGTTTCTTCCGTGGCTGTATAAGAGGCGTTTCTGTGGAACATAATCAAAATCAAAATTTGTAACATCTTTTAAAAATGTATCGCCAGAAATATCTTTTCCGTTAAACAAAACACCGTAACCAGATACTTCTAAAGAGCCGTTTTCAAATTCTTTAATATTTACTGAGTTCATTTTATTTTACCTTTACCTTTTATTTTGAGCATTATTTTTTGCAAAATTATTTGCCTAAAACATAAGCAATAGCTTCATTAAACAAACTGTTAATTTGTTCATCCAACTCAGTTATTGCATCAAAATCAGTTTGCCAATATCCTTTGTGCCATCTGGCTTGGAACATATACGATTGCACAAAAGGCCCATAACTTGTATTGTTGCCAACCTCACCTTCAACACCACCACCAACTAATTTTGGTGTAGCTGCTAACCAACGCCTTCCAAGTGTTCCAGTTCTTTTTGGGTTTGGTTTTTTAGACTTTAAACTATAATCAGACATATATTCAACTACATAATCTAAAGAACCTTCCATCGGTGCAACTAAAAATTCTCTACCTTTAACTTCTCCAAATTTATTATAAAGTTTATCTAATCCCTCCAATTCTAATTCTAGCATTTTAAACCTCTTATTTTTTTACTGTTTTACATTTCCCGTAGATTGATCGGCAATATTATCGTTAACCGAAAAGACAGAAGTTTTATCCACAATCGGAACTATCCAGCATCTACATCTTGGATGGGCAGGTGGCAAACCACCATTTACAACTCCAGGAAAACCTTCTTCAATGTTTGCCATTTTATTGTTTAGTGATCCACAAATAGGACAAACCATTTCACCTTGCGCTGTACGCCATTTAATTTTTTTAACAATTCCACTTTCTTGGTAAGAAATTTTATTGCCTTGTGCATAGGCTCTTGTAACCTCAGTTGACGCAATAAGCGATGCTCTTGTTTTGCCAAAAACTGTCTCAAGTTCTTTCTCTAAAGCCGTTAACGGTTGCCCGTTGTTGGCCCATTGTGCAACTTGTTGGCGCACATTTCGCAAAGTGGTGTTATCAATTCCTTGAATTAATTCGCCTGAATAATCATCAGCCCATTTCCTAGCTTTTTCATTTGCCAATGTCCAGTTAAACCCAAAACCAATTGAAGAAAATTGTTTATTAGAAACCTTTACACCAAGATCAACGCCTTCAATTAAGGCTTCTCGCAAAGCATCCCTAACACTTCCACTAACCCCACTCATAGCGGAAATTCTATCAGTAGAATTGAACAACGCGCCCATATCAATTTGCTCTGGGTTTGTTTTGTTCATATTCTTTTCATTGCCCTTAAATACCGCTTTCTTTTGTTCCTGCAAAGCTTCGGTCATTCCATTAACCATTTTGTTTTCAACAGAGATAATCTTTTTATGTTCCTCTTCATTATCATCTGGGTTAGATTGCAGGGTTAAAGATTTTTCACCTTCATCATGCTCATGAAAAAATTCTTCTTCAAAATAATTTTCAGTAAAATCAGTTTGACTTTGATCTTGTTGTTGCTGTTGAGATAATAGAGTTTCTTTAATTGCCTTTTTGAAAACACTTAAGCGTTGTTCACTATCTAACACTTCACTTTTAAAATCAGCCAAACACCAACTCTTTACATTATTGTTTATTTTGTTTTTAATCCACCTTCCAAGTCTTTTCATTTCCTCATCACTGCCATTATCGCTACTTTCAATAGAAAGGCTTTTAACGGTGTTTGAATTAGTACCCTGTGTGTTTGTATCAGTTTGTGCCTTATCGCTTGTTTTAGGCCCATCTGTGCCAACTGTAGGGGTTTTATTAGTGTTGTTGTTAGATGAATTATTTGGCTTCTGTTGTGATTGTAAAACCATTGTTTCTTGAGCTTGCTTTACTGCATTTGCCTTATCCTCTTCAATGCGTAATTTCAATTGTTCAACCGTTAAACCATCCGGTAATTCAATACCAGAAATTTGTATAGCGTAATCGATAGGTATGCCGGATTCAACAAGAATTTTAAAAGTGTTTGCACGTTCCCCTTCATCCTCTTGGTAAACTCGCAACGATTCTGGTTCAAAAGATAAATTGTAGCCAAGTGGATTAAAAAGTTTTAGATTAATTTCTTCTTCAATTAACTCAGAGTGAGGAATAATGGAATGTGTATACAATGAGCGCTCATCAACTGATGCTGTAGCAAAGTTTGCTGAATTGCTAAACAAAAGAGAATGAGGGATACCAAGAGTTGTTGCAATCTCTTCCGCTTTTGCTTTGGTTATATCTGGCTTAAAAACTTCTCCTAAACCCTCACCAATAACCACTGGCTGAACATTGTTTGAAAGAACCTCAGTACCCCAAGCATTTTTAATGCCAGTAACGGCACGTTTCCACCATTCCTTTACCTTATCCCTTTCTTTTGGTGAAGCTGAAGGATCAACCGTAAGAATGGTTGCCTTGATTGCTCCTCTTTCAATAAACTTTTGAGCAAACAAATCTAAATTATAAATAACACCGGCTGAATTTAGAGCCGCTTTTACTGGTGAAATTGCTGCAACAGTCTCATGTAAAGGGTTTGGAGTATCGAAAAAACAAACACGTTCTAATGGTAAAATTCTTTTATCTTTTTTTGTTACAATTCTTTCAAAACCCGATAAGCCAGTTTCAATATCCCAAATAGGGTTGATTGAATTTGACATTAACCAACGTAGATTTGGCATACTGAAAGGTGGAATAACAACACCCTCAATTAGCAAGTAACTACGTGAATAAAGCATCAAAGAGGCTTCGATCAAATAAAGCATACGCCTAAAGTTTTTCAAGAAAGCCAATTCATTTGGCAATTTACCTTCACCAACTGAATAAATTATTTCATTAGAATTGATGTTAGAAATACACCAGGGTAAGGCGGACATAGCGTTAGAGCGTATGTCAATACAACGATGCAAAACACCAACGGAAGAGTAAATTTTATTTGTTAAGTTTTTTGTATTCTCTTTATCATCTAAAGAATCATTACCACCATTTAATATAGTCCATGCCTCATCAGGCAAAGCACTTAATGGGATTGATTTTTCCCCATCAATAATAAAACCATTTCGTTTATTCATGTTTTTATATTTTCCTATTTTTTTATTAAGCCATTAACCAGCCAGTATTTTCTTTTAACTTTCTATGCGCCCAGACAGCAGCATCAACAAGATCATAAGGTTTTTTTACAAGGAATCTTTTTAATGCTGTTTCCAATTCTTTGTGTGTTCCTCTAACGTGGCGTATCTTTCCAAGTTCATAATCTGCCAACATAACACTCGCACGCTCAGCCTTACCACCTTCACTTGTTGTTGCTTTTATCTCAACTAATGGAGGAGCTTTTAAACTTAAACCCAACTCTTCTACTATTTGATCATAAAGAATACGCCAAACATTACCACCCTGATTGACTTCAATATAGATTGTTCCAACTCCATATTCAATTGATTTTAGTAATGCCGTTTTAATAGATTCTTTTGGCCCTACAACAGTTTCACTTTGCCAAATGTGATAAATTAACTCATCCTCACCATAACCCGCAATGGCTATACCGTGACTGTCTGATTTATCATTATCAGTAACAGCAGGATCAACAACACAAATAATCCTTTCAAAATCTGGCAACTTATCGTAATCAACATTTTGAAAGTTGATGTGTGAGAACATTGAACCCGTATCTTCGCAAAGATGTTGTGCTTCTCTCAAAAATGATGTGTAACCCCAACTAAATATTTGGCTTTGACAAACTTCTATTGTTTGGCCTTCCCATGTTGGCCTTCCACCAACAATAATAAACTTTCCGTCAATTTGCTCAACCTCTAAATCTTCAATTGCAGGATAAGGCCCACTTAAAATTCTGTCCTTTAAATACTCTGCATTGCCACTTACAATTTGCCCAAAGAAACCATCATTACTTATTAAGTTTTGAATTGCCAGAATAGCCACATCTTTAGAACCGGCTGGTAAAATACCCGTTGTAATTGTTTGTATTTTCTTTTGAATAACCTGTAATGAATCATTCTCATTGTCAATATCATCAAGAATAATAAAATCTGGCCTTCTCTCCTCAACCTTTGATCCTCTAGCTCCAACATCAAGGCCCAAAGCATCAAGAGTAAATCCATTATTGCAACGAAGTCTATTACGTCGCCATCCTTTTATATTGCCATATTTGCCCAACTTTCTTTCACTCATTTTTGGGTAATAATGTGCAAACGTTGGGTTTTCAATTAGTGCCGCTATACTCTCAACATGAAGATCGGCCAATGCTTGCGTTCCACTGACATACCAACCATAAAACCTTTCACCAAAAGCACCAAGATAAGTTGTAGCAATTTCGGCTGTAGTTGATTTACCGCTTCCTCTAGGCCAAATAGCAACAAAAGGGTTTGGCCTTTCACCTTGCCTAATTGATTCTATCCAACGCCACAATTCTTTATGCCTATGTGATGGTTTTGCCATTTTCATATTAGGAAAAACTTTCAATTGCCACACAAAAGGATCACGTTCTACATTTGGCGTTAATCTTTTCTCTGCCCTAACTTTTAGTTTCTCAAGGGCTATTTGTTTTTGTGATGCGAGAGAAGAAAGTTTATTAAATTTAGTGCCTTTACCCTCTGTTCCTCTTGTTACATTTTCAAAAGTTTTTTGTTGAATTGCGCTTTCAATTAAAGAGTTTTTTGTATTACTGCTATTATCATTATTATTCATCTGTTGACAATTCATCAATAGCCTTATCCCAAATATTTTTAGCGTTGCTCGATTGTGTGTTATCTTCCTTCAAATAACGCATAGGGTTAAATTGATTTTCGTATTTTTGTTGATCAAAAAAATTTCGATACATTGAATATAACTCTTCACCCAACTCTTCTTTAATCTCTGCATCATTCAACGCTCCACTTCTTTCTAAACCTGCTAATTCGATACGCCAATCAATTTTAATAGCGCTATCCAAACCCAAAAGTTTTGCACGTCGATCCATAATATCAAGCGCTGAGCGAACCGATTTTGTATCACCCTCCATTGCACTAGGCCAAACAGCAGTTAGCAATTGATCTAAGCGCATGTTTTCAATATCAATTAAATCAATCAAGTTTTCCTGAACTTTATCTCTTAATTCATTTAAATAAGATTGAATATCATTAAAAACAAATCGCCTATCATAACTATCAGGCGTTACAATCTCCTCATCCTCAATTAACATTTTTGCAATTTCAGGATAGTTGTATCCTTTAATGCGCAATTTAACAGCCGCATCACGGCGAAGAGCTACCGCTAAATCACTAGCACTATTGCCACCATTATTTGATTTTTTATTTGTTGCTGTTGCTGAAGCCATTATTTATAATCCCCTTTGCAATTTAAAATTGATTGAAGTTGTTGTTATTACTACTAAAAATTATTATAGCATTGCAAAGATATTTGATTTTTTTAAGAGTAAAGCAAAATGAAAGTGGAGAAAAAAGAGGAATAAAAAAAGCATCACATCGCTATTATAAAATAACGATATGATGCTTTGTAAATTGTATTTTTTATATCAAAATGAATTTCTTAAATTTCGCTCCTTATCACCACCAAAAATTTCAATCTTATACCTACCTGTAAATTCCTTCATCCTTTCTGCATCACTGCTAGTTGGCGTATATCGCATTAAATCCAGATCATCAAACTCAACTTTAAATGATCTGCTACTAAGTTTTTCTTTTGCCGTATAAGGCCAAATGTGTTCCCCTTTATCGTTGAAAACCAAACAATGGATTTTAAATGATTCATATAGTTTACTTAATGCAAAACTGTTAGCAACTGGACTATGTGGATTGTTACTAACCTCTTCAAAAGTATTTGCAAAGAAATGTTTACTCGCATTGAAAGAAGCTTTACTGATAGGATTGTCTTCTTTCTCGTTTACGTAATACCCGCTAATCATTTCAACTCTCATACCTCTTTCTAATTCATCCTTTGGATTTGTCGGTTTTATAATTACATAAATTCCCATCAACTGCGTTGCAGGATAATAAAACAAAGCACAATGTTTATACCTTTTATACATCCAACCGTTTAAATCAAAGCCAGCGGTTATAAAAAGCTCCTCTTCGTATTTTTTTCTAAGTTCATTAGTTATTTTTTCCTCATCTAAAAAATCAATATAGTTTATTGTTGATGTGGTCATTTTATTATTTTTTTCCTTTATTATCAAAAATGGATTAAACCGTTAATAGGCCAACCTGAATTAAATTCAAAAGTGCCATAAGAATCATTTAAGAATTTTGCAAAAATATTATATATCGGTTTTGCAGAACCCAAGAAAAAATGATCTTCTTCAACAAATTCTCCTATCATTTGACATGTTGGTATTAATAATTTCCTGGTACAAAACAGAGTTAATTTATTAACATCTAAAACATTTTTACCAACAAAATCATTGACTTTTAAAACCCCCGTAAACATTGTAAACTTATAACCCAAAGCGTGTTCAGGTAATACAACATCTTTGATTATAAAAAACAAACCAACATCTTCACCAGGAAAAACAATAAAAGAAAAAAAATATTCTCTCTCAATATTGTAAAGCCAGTTGACTTTAACTCTTGAGCCTTCCCACATTTTAAATCTATTTATCAACTTAACTTCGGTTTGTAAAACCCAATCACTTTGAGGAATGTAATTTTCTTGAATTGAAACCATAACGCAAATCTCCTTTTTTCTAATTACAGCCCCAAAGGGGGCCAATAATAACCGTCAATTTCTTTTTTCGCTATCTTAGTTTCTATTATCTCTAAAAACTTATTGTAAATAAAATTTCCATCACCACAAATACTAATTGATAATCTTTTAAATTCATCAATATTTTTTATCAAATATCTGCTCGTTGAAAAAGCCTTATGATAATTAATATCACCATAACAACCCTCATCAATAAAACAAACCCCAGTGAAAATTTCAAAAATATACCCACCATTTAAATCTGACAAACATGGTTCTTTTATTAAAACAAACAACTCTTTATCTTGACAAATATTTATCAGGGTATGGCAATAAAAGCAAAATTTTTTTATTACAAAATTCCAACGATTTTTATTTAATTCTTTTTGAAACCTATTCATTCTATCGAATAGCCAAGCCTCTGTTTGAAAAATATCATCCGATGTGGAGTAAATATAACTATACATTCTCAACCCTTTTTTCCTTTTTAACACTTGTCACAAAAACCATTTATAGGGAAGCCACCGCGTGTTTCACCATATATATATCTTTCATTTATGGTTATGTTGATACCCTCCATAATGTACATCAAACTTTCATAACCGCAATGGTTAACAATATATCTTTTTACATCAAGAAAATGATAGCCTGTGTAATATTCAGTTGCATCAAACAAAAGTTCATTCTCTTCATCAACTATAAAAATACCATAATAAACATCAAAAGCAAAATTCATTATTTTTGCTTTTGTTATTAAAAAGAATGGGGCTACACCGCCAAACTCTATCAAAGATGTTTTTATTAAAATACTTTCTGGTTTAATAATGTGATGCCAATTCCCAAGCTTCTGTTTTGCCTTTATTAACAAAATCGGGTCAATTGTTTTATTAGTGCTTTTTTCTAATGTTGTTATTTTTGTCATAGTGTTTAAGCGTAAAGACTTGAAAAGTGTTGTATTAACGAGTTGTAACCAAGCTTGTTGGTTATGAAATTTTTTAATTCAGTAATGCTGTTTACTTGTATGTTTGTTATAGCATCAAACAATAATTCATTTTCAACAATTTTATAAAGCCCAATGAAAACCTCATAAGCAAAATCTTCAACTTTGCTTTTGCGAATAAAAATCAAAAACCCCAGATTGCTTTTCTTATCAAATTCACAAGTTAACATAACACAACTTTCACTGTAGATTTTAACTTTCCAATACTCTGGGTAAAGCTTGCACCGCAATTGAAATATTTTACTAACTTTTTCTTCAAATTTAGGAGTATAATTACTTACAATCATTTTTCTGAACCTTTACTCGATTTAAGTGCGAGTAGACGTAGTATATCTATAAAAATCAAAATAAATATCTAATAGGTAGGTTAAGCTATTTTTAAATCCAAGTGTATTTAAAATATAATATTCAAGTTCAAAAAATACTTCAAAATCAATCTTTTCACTTGAATTAAAAATAAAATCACCTGAACTGTTTTTAAAATAAACTCCACGATATAAAGTAAAAAATTCAGGATTATCACTCAAAAACACAAAAAATAAGCCAAGATTTGTCTCATCTCTACATTTTGTGTAGATTACAAAAGTGTTTCTCTTTTTATAAGAACTCCATTCAAACTCATTTTCTTTTACTTTTAAAAGAAACTGTTTGTTAATGGCGGGAAATTTTGTTTTCATCTTGTATTCTTTTCCGTAACGTTAAGGAAGGTATGAGTAGACGTTTAAAATATTTTCCAAGCAGTTTCCATAACCATTTTCTTTTAAAATACATTTTTTTAAATCAGAAAAACTAATGCAACGAAATAAAACAGTAGCATCAAAAATCATTTCTCCATTATCGTCTTTGATAAACGTTCCATGATAAATGCTATAAAATTTTGGGTCTTCATTTGAAAATACAAAAAATAAACCTTGTTCCGATTTACTATCTTTGTTTAATGTATAAACTATGAAAGTTTCATTTTGCAGATAATAACCCCAATTAGATGAATCTTGTTTTACTTCAATAACAAAACCCAAACTAATCTGTTTTTCAAAACCCTTAGTTAAAATTATTGTTTCCATTTTATCAACCTAAAAAAGTTAAACTTTCTCATCGCCCAACAAAGCAGCCAAGAACAAAGAGAGTATTGCAATAAAAAAATTTAAACTGTTTGTCATGCGCAGAGAATTTAAAAGTGTTTCCAGAAAACCATATTGATCAAGGAACTTTAAAAGAAAAATAAAAATTGTAACCAGCAAAAGAAAGTAAGCAACCTCAGCACCAAACTTTATTTTATTATTTTTCTTGCTTTTATCATCGCCCTTGTAAATCATTTTATTTTTTTTCCTTTTTGTATTCTAACTCTACTTTTTAACCATTTTCACAAATTCAAAACAGAAATAACAAACATAATAATAACACCTCTTCTTACTTATTGCTGTACGCTTACCCTACGAAATAAAACAAAAAAAATATGCAAAACCCTTTTGTAAGAGATTTGCATATTTAACAAAGTTTTCTATTAACTAACCTTTAAGCCGCCTCTACATCCTTTACAGCAGTTGTCTTTTTTGGCTTTTTATCCTTTAAAGCAGTAGTGGCAATAGGAGCAACAGAAGGGCTATTTAAAGCCTTCTTTTTTGCAACTGACTGTACATTACCAGTATCGCCATTAGAAGCCTTATTAGTGCCTTTCTTGCCAACAGTGGGGCTATTAACATTGTTGCTTACTTGGCTATTACCAAAACCCATTTCATTTAATTTTACTTGGAGTTCTTTTGTTGTATCCGAGTACCAGCCGATCATTTCTGAATATTCTCTCAATTCCTTTTTAGATGTTTCAACAAGGATCATTTTTTCAAACTCTTGTAAATAACCGATCAACTTACCTTGATTAAGCAGCAATTCAAAAGGAAAATTAAATTTACCATTCTTACCATCCAAAGCACTCCACGTAATTTCAACTTCCGCTTCTGATTGTTTGCTGCTCTTGGCTATAACACTCCAAAAGATTTTGTTAATATTAACTGGCAGGTTATAACTGTTTGTAATTCCCTTTGCTAACTCCAAACGGGTTAGGGCTTGAGCAACGAGAATTGTAACGCCGTGGATGTGTTCGTTCATCTCCTTGTCTGAACTTGCAAGCGTTAGATTTTTTTGCAGTTCAAAAACCTCATTAATCTTTTCTAAAACGTTCATTATTTTTTCCTTTCTTTTTATCTTTTTTTTGAATGTAAAAAAATCTCTATAAGTATTATTAAAAATTAAACAATACCTATAGAGATTTTATTTTTAAACTACTACTAAATTAAAACACTCTTTCGGTTGATTGAACTTATCACTTTCGCTCTTGTGGCAATTGATTGTTTTTCTTTTGAACTTCAATCTTTTGTCTCGATACGCCTGGTAATGTAACAACACAAACAACTTCGTCTTCAAAATCAACGGGCGAAACATCAAACTCCACAATACCAGCAATTGCTTGACGTTCACTTTTACCAAGAACACGATTAGCCAAACCCTTATATTTCATAAATCAAAAACCCTTTCAAAATGTTTTTTTGTTTTTTAAGAAAGACTTTTAAAAACTGATGTAAATGTTTCCAGTTAGACCACCATTAACCAAACCCTCACCCAAATCGCCATTATCAGTATAATCAACTTGATGTAAATTAACTAGGTCTTGTACTTGTTTTTCCAGCGCAGTGATTTGTACACGTTGGGACAAGAAATTTTTCAAAAGAACTTCAATAACATCGGTCAAACCAACCAAAGCCAAAGTAACATCATAAGTAATCTCTTCCTGCTCATCAACACGATTACAAATAGAGCCAACTTGCGCATCAAGAAGAGCAACATCATTTTTAGTAGAATTTTGCGAAGTTTGCATTTCATCAAAATCTTGGATCAGGTTATTCAATAGCGTTTGTACTAGCTTATTCATAAAATATATTCCCCTTTTTTGTATATGTTTTTTAACTGTAAATGACCAACAATTCTTTCGTATTTCCTCTAACATCGGCTGAACTTGCTACACTTCTGTAAGCGCTTAAAACAAACTTATCTTTTGCGTTTTTATATAATTCTAAACTCCTTTCACAATAACTATTTGAGATTGCAAAAACCAAACCAGGATTATTTTTAACCAACTTTTCAGCCAAGTTTGCTAATTCAACATGATTTGAATAGTTGAAAGTCCCATTAATACCACAATATGAAAAGTTTGATTTTGTAGCTGGCAAATATGGGGGATCACAATAAATAACGCTGTTAGATAAACTGATGTATCTTGGCAATTCATTCTTTTGAAGTGTATTTGCAATCCAGTTTAAAAAGATTTTATAATCATGATTAAAAAAGACAAAATCTTTTTGGTAAATCTCTGCACACTTTAAAAGATGTTCTCGATTAAACTTTACATTTTTATAGTTTGCGTATGGAGTGTTAAATTCCCCTTTCTTGTTATATCGAATCAAACCGTTAAAACAGTGGTGGGACAAATAATAAAACAAAGCGCCTGTGTAGTCCCAACCCTTGTAATAAGAACTATTGTAAGTTATTTTATTGCGAATAAAGTTTTCTTTACTATTACTCTCCTCAAAAGAAAACAACAAGCCAATATCTTCAATAAATTTTTTAGAATTAGTTTTTAAATATTCGTGAATTGACCAGATTGATTCATTAGCATCATTACAAAAAAATTTTTCATATTTACCAGGAAAAGAATCTACAGTAGTAAGACTAACACAGCCAGAACCATAAAACGGCTCTATAAAATTTGTTGCACTTGGTAAAAGTGAAATAATCTTGTCGGCCAATTTCGCCTTACTTCCCGCTATTTTAAAAACACCTTTCATTTGTTTATTGTCCTTATACACATTATATCAATATTATGAAACAAGTCTTCAAACGAGTAGTTGCCATAAAGACAACTCAATTTGTCTATTTGTTATCGCATCAAAACATAACCACTATTTTATAAAATGATAATAATTTTTGTGTTATGTTTGAATTGTTTCCCGTCTTAAAAAAATCAAGCTAATTCAATGTAAAATTTTGAATATTCTCCGATGGTAACAACAAAAAAGAAATTATTGTCTGTATATTGTAATTTCACAAAATCAAGATAAAACTCAAGAACATTGAAAATCTCATTATCAGCAATGCGTCTAACTTGTAACATACTCTTCACCTCCTAAAAAAATCAGCTTTCCAACTCAACATATAAAACAATATATTTTTTTATAGTGATCCAAAAAGAGAGATTAGTTTCAGTATTTTGAAGTTTTACGTAATTTAAATAAAATTCTACAACATTAAAAACACTACCCTTGATTTTATCTCTAACTTGTAACATACCGCCATTCTTTTTCCTTGCGCATTTTATTGCGCATCTTCGTTCGTTGAAGTTTTGATTTTTTACGTGTTAACTCTTCATCAAGGTTGAATTCTTTTTTATTTGACTTGTTTGTTTTTAGTTTTTCAAAACCTTGAAAATCAACTTCTTCATCATTTAGCAGAAAAATAGATTTAGACATTTTTTTATTTTAAACCCTTTGCTTTTTTTGTTTTCATTTTTGCTACAAAGAGAGTATAGCAGTTTTTTTAATCCTTGTCTATACTCTTTACCCTACGTTTACTCTACGCTTTATTGTGCGGTAAATTCTTTAACACCTCATCATTCAATACCCAATTATAGCACCACTCCTTATCATCATTCTCAACTGAAACCAACATTGAAGACTGTACAGAACGTAAAACAGCAAACCCATTAAAAAACAACAACACATTTACAAATTCATCACCATTACCATATTTAATAATCGGAACACTATAGATTACACCAGGTATTTTTATTCCATTTCCGCACAAGCGCCAAACCCTTTTAAATGCAAAAAATCTTTTTTTGATTCTTCGTTTTGGTTCATTTTGTTTATTTGCTTTTTTATTCTTCATAGCAAAATATTCCCTTTTTCTCTAATGTATTTCAAAACTTCAATTGCATCTTCTTTACTCATTTCATCAAATGGAATTGATGGCTTAAAACACCTCAACCCGCTATTGCGCATTTTCTCGCCAACTTTAACGCCAGCCGTATCATTATCGACAATGTAAAACGGCAATTGATTATTTTGTTTCAATACGCCTATAGCCTTTCCAAAACTTGAAGAGGATGATCCCATAATACTTACTGAGCAAACATCCCAACCTATCAACTTTGAAATTTGATAAACAATCATCGCCTTAAATGGCCCTTCCGATACAATCAATTGTTTATCTGACAAATCTTTCATTTTACATAAAGGCCAAACAGGCGTCTTCTCGCCATCAATAATATACCTTGTTTCTACTCCACTTTTCGTCACTCTTTTTACATTACCAACTCTGTTACCATAATAATCATTCATAGGGAAAACTATAGCTTCATCTAAATCACTCCATTCAAGTTCATACTCTAAACCATTTTCAAAATCAACCCCTCTTTCCTCAACTAAATATTTAACTGCCTTGTCGAACAATGCAAAAGATTCATATATTCTTTTCGATTGATTGTTTGATGGTAATAAATCAATATTCATCAAACTATTATCAGCAGAACCGAACAAAGAAAAATCAAAATCAATATCAAAATCCTCAGCCAATTGTAAAATTGTTTTTCTTGTCTTACAACCGTAACAAAAGAATACACCATCATTCTTTAAAAAAACAGAAGAAGGTGTTCCATCGCTATGGTAAGGGCAGTAACAAAGTTCATAATTTTTATAGTTCTTTGATACTTTTATTTTAAAAAAAGCAGCACTAAGAATCATCATACTTTCACCTCACCCAACCTCACCAATCTTCGCTAACTGTTTTTGTAATCGCAACAATATCTTCTTTGATTGTTAAATCCATTGTATCAAAATTAAAAGATAAAGTAAAGCCATTGCCAAGATCAGTAACACCCCAACGAGTTTTAATTATTTGTCCCTGCACCTCTTTTGTTTCCTGATCTTTATTCAAAGAAACAATTATATCTGCATCTTGCAAATAAGCATCAGTATGGGCGATAGTTCCTCTTCCAACCTTTTGCCCTTCAGCTTCTCTATTTGCTTGAATAACGCCGATAAATGGTAAACCTGTTTTACGTGCCAATCTTTTTAGCGCTCTTGATACTGCGGCTGCATCTTCCCAACCGATGGCAGATTTTTTAGATTCACTCATCAAATAAACACCATCAATCAAAACAACATCCGGTTTATATTCCTCAACCAAAGCAAAAACCTCTGTAGTTGATAGAGCCGGATCGGAAGGTACTATAATGCACCCATTTAATTTTGGCGTTAGCGTTGCAACCGCCTCAACCTTTGCTTTATCTTCATCACTCCAAATGCCAGTTCTATAATTTATAGGATTCCAGCCACCAAGAAAAGAATCTAACTTTTGCAAAACGTCATCAGTAACATTTTCATTACTAACATATAAAACCTTTTTCCCCTCCAACATCCAGTGAACGATTACCCACTCTGCAAAAGTTGTTTTATTAGAACCTGGTCTTCCAACAACCCAAACTAAATCACCACCAGCTACACCACCAGTTGTTTCATCTATAAAAGGTATTCCAATATGATGAATGTTTTTCTTTTTAAAGTAATACGATCTATCGTTGTTGGCAGTTGATTTTGCATCAACTTTTGAAGTGTTTATTGCACTTGCGATATTTAAAATTAATTCTGTTGGATCGCCACCTTTCAATAAATATTCTTGATTTTTTGAAATTTCAGTTCTAACAAAAATATTTTTCTTTGTTACCATTTCCAAAAGAAATAAATCTTCTAATGGATCAGAAGAATATTCTGGCAGAAAAAACTTAAACTCCTCTTCTAATCTTTCCACCGTTGGAGGAACACCAAACTTTAAAACATACCCCCTAATCCATTCTAATATTTTCTTTTCCAACTCGTTCAGTAAAACTTCTGGAACACGAAATAAAAAAGAAATTTTACTTGATTGTAAACTTTTTGTGATTAGTTTGTTCATTAATATTTACTCTTCCGTTGTTTATTTTTTTAGTTGAACTTTACTTTCTTTTTCACAATCGCCTTACCATAATTATTTTTTTCAATATAAACAAAATCCCCTTTCTTAACTTTTTCCATTGCTAACTCGTCATCAATCCAAAACATACCATTTGGCATAACCGTATAAACTCTATAAGCCTTTCCTCTAACGTTACGCTTATCTTTCCAAGATTTAATATACCCAACCACAACATTTTCTTCTGTTGAGTTCTCCATTATATATTCTGCTATATCAATTGTAGGTAAGATAAACCCCAAACTTTCAAATTGAATTTCAGCTTCACTTAAACTTTCGTGTTCAGCACCATCTTCAACTTCTGAAAATAACAACTCCTTATTTCCAGCCAACCCATTGAAAGCACCCAAAACCCAAAGATGTTTACAAACCCTTGAATTACATTCCCTCTTTGTAACACGTTTTCTAAAATCTTCAATGCTAAGGAATGGCCCATTTCTTTCTAACTCGTTTGCTATCTTTGCAGAACCGTTTGCGCTCAAGTTGTTTACAACGCTTAAGGGCATTTGAATATCACCATCGCTATCTAAATAATATTCTGATCTTGCCGTGTTGATATGTGGCAATTTTACTTTTATGTTGCGTAACACCATTTCCAAAAGGTAAGATTGTGTATTATCTACATCGTAATTGAGCATAGACATATAAAAAACTTTTGGATGATAATATTTAAACCAAGCCATTTCATAGGCGATACTGGCATAAGCGGTTGCATGAGCCTTGTTAAATGAATATCTTGTGTGAGTATATAACTCATTCCAAAGTTGTGATAATTTGGTTTTGCTGATTGTAATTTTACACTCAGTTAAAAAACGCTGGTGCAATTCCTCTACTTTCTTTTCCCACTCAACATCACCAGGCTTGGCTTTAAAAATAATGCGCCTTGACAAATCGCTTTCAGCCAAACTACCACCAAGAATAATTGTAAAAATTTTCATTACTTGTTCTTGAAAAACAATAGCACCATTTGTTTCTTTTAAAACTTCATCAATTTCAGGGTGAATTAATCTTGGTTTTATTTTTAATTCTGGGTAGATTTGCGCAGTTCCAGCATCTAATGCGCCTGGTCTATAGAGAGAATTAATAACAATTAAATCGTCAAACTTATCGGGTGCAATCTTCATAGTTAGGCTTCTTATGCCGTCGCTACCTGTCCATTGAAAAATTCCCAAAGTATCGCCATTTTTGAAAATATTAAAAACGGGTGAGCCGTCAATAATTTCTGGGGCTTGTGTTGTGCCAACCAAGTTACGCATCATTTGAATTTGAGTTAATGCAGATAAACCAAGTAAATCAAATTTAACAACACCAACGCCAGTTAATTGTTTTTTATTCCCTTCTGTCCATGCTGCTACCAATTTACCGCTAATATTTTCAACTGGTATGGGTTGATCAGTTATCACAACACCACCAGCATGTTTTCCAGCATGGCGTATTTGTTCTTGCATTGCATCATAAGTTGGTCTAATCAATTCATTTAACCCACACCATTTTTCAAATTGTTTTGACTCAACCCCAAAATCAGAAGCATCAGAAGCAATCTTTCTATCTAAATGCAACTCTCTCGTTATATCATCTATCGTGTTTTTATGTCCATAATGTGCATAGGTTGCAACAGGATAAGCACCCCAACGAGAAGTTGCATAATCAATAATCATTTGTCTTTTATCGGATGGAAAATCAACGTCAACATCTGGGTATTCTTTTCTTGCTTCATTTAAAAATCTTTCAAAATAAAGATTGTATTCAATAGGATCAATAGATGTAACACCAGTTAAATACAATACATAACTTCCAGCCGCAGAACCGCGACCAGGCCCAACCAAGATATTTTTTGATTTTGCATAATTAACAATATCGCACAAGATGCAGAAATAATCTATAAATTCCATTTTCTCTAAAACGTTCATTTCAATTTTAAATCGTTCACGCCTCTTGTCAGCATCTTTTGGATTTTTTTTACAATCAATCTCTAAGGATTTGTATAGATTATCGTAAAACTCACTTTTCAAATGTTCCGCTTTTGGCAATTTTGGTTTGCTGAACATATTCCAAGTTTCCGTGGAAAGGGCAAATTCTTTTGCGTTCAACATCCATTCTTTAATCTCACCATCACTAAAAAATTTCTTACCACGTTCTACCATTTCATCATAAGATTTTAACCAAAGAGAATCACTGTCATAACTATAACCATTTCTGCACTCAGTTAAAATCTTATGAGATTGACGAAGGTTGCTAGTTGGGTAATGTACATCGTTTGTGATTACAATGGGTAAACCTAAATGCTTGGCAACTGCTAACGGTCTATCGGTTATCTTTTTATCCATAACAAACATCATTTCACTGTAGACGTTGCCAGAACCAAAAACATCAACCATAGTTGCTGCAAAGTTTAAACCGTCTGACAATTCCCCAACATGAATAGGGGAAGCTGGACAGCCCGTAAACAACGCAACATCTTTTGAATATTTACTCATCATTTCAACGGTCATTAGTGGATAACCGCTCGTATAATTTTTATGGGCTTCATTACTCATGTTAATGAGGTTCACAAAACCTGTATAATTTTTGGCATTTAATGTAATGTGATGTCTCTTTCCATTCCAAAGCATATAGGCTTCTAACCCTATGATGGGTTTAATACCACTTTCTTTACACTCAGTATAAAAACTAACTGTATTTGCCAATGTTCCGTGATCGGTCATAGCCAATTCAGTGTAACCAAGTTCAGCAGCAAATTTAACCAACTTGTCAACAGGCGTTAAACCATCTGGACTGGCGTCTGTATGAACATGTAGATGTGAAAAGTTAACATCTTTTTTTGAAACCATTTTTAATTCCTCCAAAACTATTATGTAAAGTAAAAAAACCACATTACAATAAATTTCTTTAAACACTAAGAATTTATTGTAACATGGTTTTTTATAAAAGTAAACGCCTCTTACTATACAATTACCATCCGTTGTTTTACTTGTTTTTTATTCTTTGTTAAAAGAATAAACAACATCTCTAATACATTTATAAACATACTCAATTTGACTTTGAATTGAGTTGTTTATAAACATCTTTCTTTGCTCTACAGCTTCACTTTTTAAAACTTTTTCTAACATTTTTTTGTTATGGTTTGATGTTACAACAGAAAGGGCAAGAGATAGTTTGTTTTCAAAATCGCTTTGATTAAAAAACTTAAACTCTTCAAAAGTCTCATATAAGTCTGGGGTAGCAGCCGCAATAATTAAACATCCATTGTTAGCAGCCTCACAAGTAAAAATATCCCCTGCACTTGTACCAGCCTTCCACATTGAAATAAAAATATCACTCTTTGAAAAAATCTCGTTACGTGCTTTAATGCTATAAAAAGACTCTGCGCACAATTTTAAATTTTCCCATCGCTTGGAGGTTAAAACAATGTTGTTTAAAATGGTGTTCACACTACTCAAATGTAAGCCAACATCAAACACTAAATCTTTCGGTTGATTCTCTAAAACTTTAATGATAGATGAGACAATTACACTTTTTTGATCTCTATCTGCCAAATTGCTAATACAAATATTAATCTCTTTTGGCAAGTTTTCATCTTGGTTAAAAATCGCTCTATCAGCCACGTCATAAGAATAAGACCAAACAAAAACCTTATCAAAATCAACAGGTGGTTTTTTGTCGGTTGGTGATTTTTTATCACAGAAATAATTTTGATACCAATCTTTGGAAAACTTTGTATTTACTGCAACTGCATCAACGCAAGATAATTTATCGAAAACATTTAACCCATAAAATCCATTAGCAGGGTTACAATCATCGTACATGCTTCGATAGATTAATTTTGCATTTGTTTTAATGTTGTGGTCTTTGAAAATAGATAACATTTTCATATCGTAAAAAATAAAAACATCATAGACTTCTTCATTGTCTTTTAAAAACTCTACAATCTCATTGCTTGAGGAAGATAAATCTAACCCAATCACATTATAAACATTTGGATCAAGAACATCAACAACGTCTACTTCTTCCCAACAAGAAAATGTATGATGCAGAACAACCTCAACAACACAACCTTCAAAAATTGTTAAACCTTTTGACAAAAGATAAATATCGTGGTTTGCTGGTGAAAAAGCAGTATATTCACTGGCCAAACCACTGGAGGTTCCATTATAAACGTTGTAATCGTCTTTTCCGATAATGCAAATATTCATGTTTACACAGTCCTTTTAAATTGAATACAAAGCGATTTAAGGAGCTATAACAGGCGATTGATATGTTTACACCAATATCAACCAAAACACTGTTATAACCCTTCCTATAGCACCTAGCGTTGATTCTATTGCAACGCCTTAGAAATAGTGAGTTGACTTTTTAACTAACAACCCTCAAAAGCTTTTTTGTTTTAATTGCGAGTAGTTGATCAAGTGCTGTTGATGATAAAAGATTGTTACAAATTTCATCAATCCCACCCTCTACAAACAAACACCAGCCGAAACTTTCCTGTTTTATTTTTCCTGGTTCATAATCAACAACACCTAAAACTTCGGCACTCCCTTTGTCGATAACAAAAAATCTATAGGACATTAACAAAGCTCTTGTATAGAACAAACACCTGTTTTTAGCCAAATGCAATTCGTCAATTTTGACAATTTGCAAAGGGCAACGAATTGTATAGGTGAGTGAAAAGTTAATCCCCTTTTTTAATTCTGCTAAACTTTCACAATGCTCGTTTGCATTTTTAGAATTTAAAGAGAGAATGAAGAGTAGTTCAATTACTTTGTCTTTATTTGTAACGTAATCATATTTCAAAACTGGTTTACTATCACCACTCTCACAATCGTCTAAAGTACATAAGCTGCATTGTGAGCAAATATCAATAAGATTCATTACACACTACCTTTCATAGAATCCAACTTTTCTTTTACTCGCAATTGATTCTTTTTGTTCTTTTCAAAATATCTAATCGCCAACTCTTCCCCATCCCAACCACGAACAATCGCATAACTCAAAACATAATGCAAAACGTCAATAACTTCCTCATCAACTGGGCTTAAATCGCTTGGAAATGGTGGCTTCCAGGGTTTAGTTTCTGTACATAGTGGGGCTAATGCTTCACCAGCCTCAACAATTAGTTGTGTTAGGCGGGTTTTAATTTGTTGCTCTTTCGGTAAACTATATACACCACACATCATATCCAACACTTCTTGATCATACAACATATCGCCTAGTAGATTAGTGGAATTGAAACACTCACACATTATTTTGTTCTCCTTTTTTATAATTAAAAATCTTCTTCAACAACTTTTGGATTAGCGGCAAGGGGTTTTGATTTTTTTAATGTTGCTGCTTTTTGGTTATTGTTTGAACCTCCATAAGATGAATTCTTTGTTTTTAAATTGTCACCCGCTTTCTCTTTTATTTTATTCATCACCTCATCACTGTTGCCAACAAAAACACTATCAATAAACTCTTGAATTACAATATCTTGATCTTTTGGAAGTGTTGAATAAATACCTTTAGTGGTTGCAGAATATACCGCAAAATCTCCATTCGTTCTGGTTAATTCAACAACTAAACCCAACAATCCATCAGGTGCCTTATTATTTAGGTCTTTTAAAATCTTCCAAAACTGTTTTGGCCCACGTACAAAGCGTTGTCCCTTTGTTCCATCCTCAAATTTTACTATCATCGGAACAACAACCGAAAATTTAGGGGTTATGCCAAGTTCAGCGCTTGGATCATCTTCATCACATTTAGCCCAAATAAATTCCTTATCACCATCGTACAATAAATGACAGGTTGTTACTTCAATAATATGATCAATATCAACAAGAATTTGCCCAACCATTTTACCTTCTGGTGGAGTATACAAAAGAAACTTGTCTTTATCTTTTGCAGTTGATGAGTTTTTAACGCCAACTTTAATACCGCCCATTATTCTTTCTTTACCTTTCTGATACCTTTTACGCCAATTTCGTTTAATTCTTTTTCTTTTAATACGGTTAACTTTATCCCACTTTCAATTATTTCTTCTATTTTCTTTTTGTCTTTCTTGAAAGTGTAATTTGATTTAATCTCAACATAACCAATCTCATCAACCCAAAAATCGGGTTTATAGCTATGTGTTCCACCAAACCGATCTTTGTATTTTAATGTAACTTTTGGATGGGCTATAAAATTTATATCATTCTCCAAAAGATACTTTGCATACTGCAATTCATAACTACCTTGTACTTTAAATTCAGCACCATTTTTATAATTCAAAGTGTGCCATTTAACACGAACACCACCAACCCAAAAACTATACCCTTTTTTCTTTTTTGTTTTTGTTGCTTTGTCTATTTTACAGTCTGATTTTTCCATTCAATCACCTTTCTTTTATTTCTTATGTAATCTCTCCTACAACAAAAAAAAATCAAAGTAGAATTGAGTTGATTAATGATCACTCTCATCTACTTTGATTTTTTTGTTTATATCAATTCTTCCTTTTTAAAAACTATCAACAGTTACTTTCTTTTTACCAGCGCTTGTAACAGGTGCATCTTCACCACCACCAGAACCAACCGAAGAACCCTTACCTTCCAACAACTTGGCCTTTTTTGAAAACTCTGCATAGGTCATGCCAGTTGTATTTTCAATATGCTGAATAACCTGATCACGGCTCATCAACTTTAACATACGAACAATATCTTCACTTGAGGGAATTTCCACCTCTTCAATATTCTTAAATGTTCGTCCAGTGTTTGTAATTGAATATCGAGTTTTTAAACCACTACCTGTGCGCTTTGCCTTAACAACAGCACCAACAAGAGTACCGCCCATCGCTTCACCAATCTCGCACAAATTCATGTGCATTTGTTTAGAGATACTCCAAACTCGCAATTCATTTTCACCACTCTCACGATTTTTTACCAACACTGGAACAAATGCACGATAAGAGGTTTTCAAACCTAACTCATAGGCAGGATCATCGGCTTCGTTTACCGTCCAAATTAGTGGAGGTTTCACATTCCACATTGCTACCTGTTCAGCAGAAACAATCTCATCAACATCATGCAAAACAACAACCTCTACTACATCACCTTCCTTCAATCCCCAAAACAGGTTGTTACTTTCCGTGCTAGTTGGTGTAACTCCAATACGAACACCCATATTTTTTGCTCCTATCATGTGTTATAAATTTTTATTATTAGGTGATTGTCTGTTCAATTTAACAAACAATCACCTTAGAAACTAATTATACATCAACTTAAAGAAAAACACAAAACACTAGAAAGATAAAGCGCCTGTAATTTGCTCAATTACTTTAATCACAACACTTGGGTCTTCACTGAAAAAATTGTTTTCATTTCCATAAATGGTGTTGTTCGGCTCGATAGCGCTCTTATCAATTGAAATACTGACAATGTTTATGTCTGTTGTTGCCCTCAAATGTTCAACGATTTTTTTTGTTGCACTAGTACCTTCCGTAATATTTGAGCTTGGTTGCCCATCCGAAAATACAATGATTGTCTTTTTACCAGGGTTGGACAGTTTGTCAAAATACGTAGCAGCTTGTAAAAGTGCATTATCATCTGCATTGTTAGATAATGTTTGTTGATATGAACTAAGCACATTTAAGCGCTCTTCCGCTACGCTTGCGGGTTCATTAAAATCTTTCAATTCATAAATAACAAGATCGCAATTACCAACACCATTTAAACCAACATCGGCTGTATGTCCCAATAAGCATACATTGTGACGGGCATTTTCCAAACCAACAACAGTACCAACGCTTGCGGTAGCTGCTTTTTCAATTTTATTTCTTCCATTCATTGAACCGCTACAATCCAAGAGAACCAAAATACTTTGTTTGCCAATGTGTTGTAATTCAACTGGCTCAGCAAAGATTTTTTGATCTGTTAAAATTCTAGTTAATTGTCTAATATTCCTCCCTCTATTCGATTGTTGACCAAAAGGTCTATTTACATTTGTTTTTGCGTTCATTAATGCGCCAAATTCCAAAAACTTTTCGTCCTTGTCAACTTTAAAGCTTTGAGAACCATCATTATAAGCTTTAAAACCAAGTGATTTAAGGGTATCGTTATCCGGCTTTATTGTGATAGGATTTTTTGCTTCTGTAAATGCACCGTTACCAGGCTTATTTGTTTCTTTCTTTTCTAAAGAAACATTAAAGTTTTCAATTTCAAGTTTAATAGTAATGCTTTCACCTTTATCTTCACCTTGAGACACAGTAAAAGAAATGCTCAATTCTTTTTTTGGATCGCTCAACTCCTCCAAACTTTCCCCTAAATCGCCTTTTTCTGCATCGTTTTTATCACCACCACTTACAGCAGGAGAGCCATCTTTTTTATTGTCACCACCTTTATTTGGTTTTTTATTGCCCTTAGAACCTTTTACATCGCCTTTATCACCATCCTCACCATCGCTTTCTTCTTCACCATCACCATTCATTTCAATGTTTTTGAACATGAAGTCAAAAATCTCTTTCGTCAACTTCATTCTATCTTTTAAATCGCTTAAAGATAGTGAACGAAGAAACATATCACAAACAGTGGTAAATAACTTATTGTGCTCTGTCTCATCTCTCAAGAAAGAACGAAGGTTGAAATTTTTAAGACAAAAGAGAGCGTTAATCATGTTTCCAAAATCATCAATCGTATTAAGCGTTGTGGGAATTAATTTGATGTATTCTTCAACACACTCTTTGCTAAAAAGATAATCAACCCGACAATCCATTGCCCAACGCAAATATGCAAAATCTTGGTAACATTGTTTGTCAATGTACAAATCTTCAACCAAGTTTGCAATCATATAAATTGCCTGATTGTTCTTGGATACTTTAATCCCTGCAAGTTGAAACGCATGTTCAAAAGAAATTTTTGTATGTTGAAAATGCGCCAACTCGTGAATAATCGAACCAACCAAAGCCGTTAAAGATTCATGTTCACTTTTCTTTGGATTGATACGTTTTTTTGGATCAGGATCGATATAATTCAAACTCAACAAAACTTCATTCTTATCAAAGTCAATACAAGCGGTTGGAATATCGGCCAAATAAACTTTCGGTAAGGATGAATATTTGCGTTTAATTGTTGCAACCATCAAACCTAAAGTGTTTGTAACGAATTTAGAAATTTCAACCTTTTGTGAAAAAGATGGAATCTTAACGCCAGTATACCAAGAAGAAATTGTAATCCCTCTAAATTCTCCATTGCCTCTAATTAACGATGTTAAATCAGCCATCTTGTTACCGCCTTTTAATTGTTGAAAAACTTTTTGTTTGGAGTAAAAATACCCAGCTTGTTAACTACGTCAATCACTTGCTTTTTAATAATCTCGTTAGAACATCGGCTAACTACGCAATTTTGAAAGGCACTTCTTACACTCATTCCAAGAGCAACAGCACTAGAGATCATTAACGTTGTTCTTAGGCTACATTCTACACCATTTAATTTTCGTACTTCTGTAGCTGTTCTTACAATCTCCAAAGATTCTTTTGCGTTAAGTTTTGGGTAACGAGTCAACAAAATCTCTTTTTCTTGCTCAAAAGGAATGTTTCCAACTTCGCAAACAAAATCAAAGCGATTAGCTAACGCTGCATCAAGGCTAAATGTACCACTGTAATTGTGGCCAAAATTCATCGTACCAACAAATACAACATTCTTACCAACAGAAACTTCAATACCATCATAAAAACTTGTTTTCTTATCGTCATCCAACAAAGGATAGATTGTATTTGTCAACCAAGTTTCAATGCGGTTTATTTCATCTAGAACAATTACACAATTGCCCTTTTCAACAGCATTAATAAATGGGCTTTTAACAAACATAATCGAACCATCTTTTGCAGTGCGTTGACCAAACCATTCTTCAGGATCACGAACCGTTGCGCAGTTCATACGGAAATAATCCAAACCCGCCTTCTCTGCATACCAACGTGGAATTGAGGTTTTACCGTAACCGCTAGGCCCAACCATCATTACTTTCGGCGTTGCCTCACCCTTACTCTTCTTACGCATCGCATCAACAAAAAAGTAAATTTCATTCACAGAATCGCTAATATAAAAATCTGTTTTATGTTCAACAACAACTTCATCTTCTTTCGCTAAATCTTCAGGAGCTTTTAATTCATCCCCATTAGTTAAGTTTTTTACATCAAAATCAGCGTTCCCAAGTTCAACCAATTTACCGTCTTCGGAAATTTTAAAAATCATAGAATCCACAATTCCTTTCAAAAATAATCTTGAGTAAGCAGAAGTGCCAACGCCAAAATGTTGACGATACATATAATTCTTTTTACCAAATCCCTTATGCAAAACAATAACATATTGCATATATACTTCTGGCATTAATTTATCATCAGAGAGAGTATAATAACGATTATTCTCTGTAAAGCGTTTTGAAAGATTTTTTTCTGTTTTGTACAAAACAGATTTAATGTTGAGGCTGTCAACATTTGGTCTTTTTTGACACAAAATAATTAAAATATCTTTCTTTTCCGTTTCACGATTGAACATTTTTTACAACCTTTCCTTTCAAGTTGTACAACATTTAAAATCAACTTTCGATAAAGAGAGTATAGCAGGTTTTTTACCGCCTGTCTATATCCTTTTTCATACGTTTACCCTACGATTTTTCTTCTTAAATTTTGAAACAATTTTATCTGCCAAAATATGAACACCATCTAATACACAAGCGGAGAACAAAAAACCAAAAACAAAAACAAGATGGTTGATTGTTGTATTTTTTAAATCATCAATTTTTGTTGATAAAAATAAAAATTCTTTCATTACCATTAAATTAAAAATTAAAAATAAAATAAACAAAATTATTGAAAAGTACAAAACCCTTCCAAGTGTTCCAACAATAAAAATGTGTGATCTTCCCCTGTGCTTAAAAAGTTTTCTATATGGAGTAGTTATTAAGCGAAAAACTTTTTCAAGTAATTTACTTTTGTTTTTTAAAATTTTGTTAGTTATATTCCCGTTATCAACATCTAAATCAGGGGTGATAAAGGTTGCAAAAACTGAACCAGCCAAAAGGCCGATAAACGATTCTACACCGTTATTATGGTAGGGAATTTTTATTATTACTGGTGTTATATTAATTAAAATTGATGAGGCAATTGATAACTTTAAATGTGTTTTGCCACTTGGCATTTTTTAAATCACCTACCTTTCACAAACTATCTATCTAAAGCAAAAACGAAAAATACACTCAACAAACCCATTATTGATATTTTTATAATCAACTCCATTTGTTGATTGTCGATATTTGATTTTTTGTAAAAATCAGCAGATTGATTGAAATAAGAAATAAACAAAAAATCATCAAGATTTATCAACCTCTTTACAAAGAAGCCAAAAATAAAAATAACAATAATGGCAATTAAAAATCCTTTGTTGGAATTGCCGTTATTGTTATTTTTTTTATTCATATTTTTTTAACTACTTTTTTACTTTTTCCCTAACTTAAAATAGACAAGTTCTGCAACATCCAAAGAATCTTGCAAAGCATTGTGAGTAACACTTCTTTCAATTCCCGCTCGATTTAAACACTCTTGGAGTGTAGGCAAACACTCATCACCAAAGACCCAAAAATGAGATGCAATATCGATAACACGTTGCTTAATTCTAATCTCATTTCTCCAATGCGGTATGGAGATATTTAAAAACTGTAAATCAAAACCTGAAAAATTTTTACCAGCTACCGTAAACCCTTTATTTACTGGAATCGAATTTGACGATAACCAATATTTAAATTCACCAGCAACTTCATTTGGCGGAAGATTTTCTTCACTTTCTTTATTTTTTAACATTTCCTCAACAATACCGCTATTCATTACAACCGCTTGATAATCCCAGGGTATAGCGGTTGTCCATTTAACGTTGCAAAAAAATGTTGGCATCTTCATCCGGTCAAATGGTTCACTTAAATCACAAAGACAAGCGCCTATTTGAATTACTTTGTTTACATTTGGATCAACTCCTGTTGTTTCCACGTCTATTGAGATAAACTTCATTTATTTACATTCCTTTCATTTTCTCCAAAATCGTTACCAAAAACAAAAGAACCTATAGGGCAACCAAGATAAACCCATATAGTAAACAAAATAACACCTGGAATAATGATCATTTTTTTTATTTAATTCCTTTCTCTTTAAATATTCTTACCAACAAATTCCAAAATATCATTAAGGATAAAATCAGTAATAACCCTTTCCTCTTTCATACCATCAATAACAGTGACTTTATCAACTCCCCATTGTTCGGCAATTTCTAAATAACGAGTTCTTACGCCTTTATAAAAACCAGTTCCAGAACGTTCAAAAACATCAGCTTTTTTACTGTAACCCATTGCCACCTCAACAGGAACATCAAGTAAATATATCATTCTTGGTTCAATTAAGAAAGGTGAAAGGGCAGTAATGATATAGTTGATTGTTTCATATCGCAAAGGTGAAACCCCTTGATAAGCTAAGGTGCTTAAAACACTTCTATCGCTCAAAACAATTGAACCGTTGTTTAATGCTGGCTTGATTACATATTGCATTGTTTGCACCCTATCTGAGAACATCGCTAAAGCCAATGCAATTTCGTCATCAGAACCGCCATTTAACATTAAGGTTCGCAACTTTTGGCCCCATTCTGTACCGCCTGGTTCTTTTGTAATAACCAAGTTTGGCAATTTCGGGTTATCCTCTTTTAGCTTCCCGTACAATTCTTTAATGGCTTTAATTTGTGTTGTTTTTCCGCTGCCATCTAAACCTTCTAAAACAAAATAGTTGTTGTAGGTGTTAGTCATGTTTTCCCCTTTTTTCTAATTTAATTATTCGTTGGTTGATAAAACTAATACAATCCCTATTGCAGTTGATAGGCCTACACTGAGTATAATCCCATTATTAAAATTCTGCTCAATTTCAATAGTTGGTTTATTGATTAGACTGTTTATGTTTGCGTCTACCAAAGCAATAATGATTGTACAAAAAACAATATTAAAAACAATTAACGCCAAAATCAAAATTATTTTACTTTTCATCTATATATTTTGCCATATCAAAAACGCTAATTGACCCTATTTCTTTATGTGAAAATTTTTCATCAACCGAAGTTGAACAAGCAATATAAATTAATATTGCCTTTAAAAACCACTTTGGAAAAAAATTTTTATGACACAGATAAGCAACAAAATCTCCAAAATAAGAAACAAAATATTCGTTCACTTTACATTCATCCTTTCAAAATATTTTCTTCAATATGTTCACTTAACAAATCTCTCATCATTTCAGCCAATGCCCGTATTTCCCATTGTGCATCTTTAGCACAACGCAATTTAAAAAAGTGTTTCCAGCCATCTAGCCCGCCAGTTACTAATAGGCTTGTTTCAATTGCATTTGGTAAAACAAACCTAGCATCTTCCTTTTTAATTTTTGCATTGCGCAATTCTTCATAAAACTCTTTTGTGTTAGCCCACCATTCATCATACTTTAAAAACAAATCAGGGTTTGAATAAATATCATCGGGAATAATGTAACCCCACTCTCCTTTCTCTAAAGAAACATAACGCTGTGATTCTTGGCTAAACGATAAAAGGCGATGCCTTACCATTTGATGAGTTAGCGATCTACTAACACCTTTAACATAAAATGTTGCACTTGCAAAATTCTTGCTATTTTCTGAAGGTGGCATAAGCCCCATTAAAACAACTTCTTGCCCATACTTGTTTTCTACTCTTGTTGAGTTGTAAATCTGTGAATAATTCTCAAGAAAATTTAAATCGGTCAGTCCCTTGCTTTTACCCAACTTAAAGCCAAGAGTTTTTGGAGCGCAAAATCTAATTTGATCCATATCGTCTTCACCAAAGTACCAACCAAAAGTTTTAATAAAATCTTGCCACGTTCTGCCATTTCCCGCAATGTAAAAAATCCCATCTTCATCAATTGCAGTTTTGATGTGTGGGATTTTTTCCAAAACATTATAAAGAAATTCTTTGATAATGTTTGTATTTTTATTTGTTTCCTGAAACTTTACAACAATCCAAAAGTGTTCAGCAATATCATAATGGCCCTCGTTCATCCTTGCTTCAATAAAGTTTTTTGAATAACCCATTTTATCGATTGACTTGTAACAAACCCTTCCGCCAAACTCAACCAAAGAATCGCGACTATCAAATAAGTTGGGAAAGCCCATAACCTCTTGACCAACAGTTGTTAATTTTGTAAAGTTTTCAATACCAATAAAATCAATCATTTTCTTTCCTTTCTTTTTTAATTACCAGTTGCCGCCCTCATCACCAATAATTCTAAATTCACCATTTACAGTTTCATCGTCATCACCACTATTATCATTAATTTCAAAAACTCTTTTTAACCTTGCTTCTAACAACAATCTCCTTTCTCTTTCCTCATTGCTTTCTTCAACCTCTTTTTTTACCGTTATTTGTTTTTGTTGTTGATCCTGCAAATAACCGCCTGGTGACATAACAATAATATGTGGTGTTCCTCCATTATTGTATCTTGAATTTGCCTTATCTGTCAAGATTTTATCTCTGTAACTTTTATTTTCTTCTATTAAATTCTGCATATTTTTATTATAAAAGTATGCAATCAAAATTACAATCGGAGCAATAATTAAAAGTGTTATGGCGACTCCAAGTAAGAGTGATAAAACATCTTCAGAAACTTTTTCGCTTATATAAAACCCAAAAACAAAAATCATACATAGTAAAAAAAATTTAACTTTGCTCATCTTGTTACACCATTCCCATTTCCAGAAGTTGTCTTTCTCAAAACCGCATTAAAATCTTCTGAACTTAGCCACGTTCCCCTAAAGCGTTCAGCGAAGCCCGATTTAACCAAAAGGAAGTCACCTTTACCTTCTAACTTTTCAGCACCACTATTTGCAATTCCAGTTGCAAAACGTGCTTCTCCTTTTGAAGCTACAGCACCACATAAGCGAACCGGAAAGTTACTAAGCATAGGCCCACCAAGTACAGCCGCAACGGGTTTCTGAGTGCAAGCGATAATGTGTATTCCAGATTCTCTACCACGTTGACATAATCTCGTTATAGGCTCTTTCAATTCTTGTTTAGCCATAATTAGGTCAGATAATTCATCAATCGCAACAATAAGTTTTGGTTTGTTTTTTGTTTCCTCTTTGTTATGATCGCGATTGATCATTTCCTCAACCAAATAATTCAACATTGAAAAAGCCTCTTCCGGTGTTTTGATAATTTCCCCTAAAGCGTGAGGAAGTTTAACAAGTGGAGCAAACCCACTACTCTTTGGATCAATCAAAACAAATTGAATATTTCTTGGTTTGTTTAAATAAGCTAAAGAACAAATGATTGATCTCGTTAATGCGGTTTTACCACTGCCTGTTTGCCCTACAATAAGAATATGTGCAATTTCGGGTGAAGTTATTCTAATTGCCAATGGATTGTTTTTCATATCCATACCCAAAATAGCGCAAAATGGTTGTGGATTTTTTAAAGAATTTAAAAGAGAAATTAAATTATTTGATTTTGTTTTTGATTCTTTTGCTACCTCTACCTGAACTATTCCACCATCTCTGGCAATGCGAACGTTGGTTTTACCCAAACCATAAGCTATCTCTTCACTCACCTTTAAAAGTAAATGAATTTTTGTTGATGGTGTTATATGTAGATGATAAATATTACTTGATTTGTTTGAAATTGCTTTAGAAACAAAAACACCTTCAAAACCCAATGAGCTTAGAATTTCATCAATAGTGTTTGACTCAAATTCTAATATTGATTTTGCCTCATTTTGAGGTTTTAAAGTGTTAGTGTTTATTGTTTTTTCATCTTTGAAAAAATTTTTCATTTGTATTAATTGCTTCATTATTTTTGTTTCTCACTTTCTTTTTTTATTTCATTTTTTTACTTTCCTTGATTTACTTTTTCCGGCTTGAATTAGCTGCTTTCGTTTTTACAAAAATTCAAAATCATTTCTATAGGGGTATACACCTATTTCACTTTTTCGTTTTTGGGTCTTTTCAAAAGAAAAGAAAAAAGAAAAAGTAACACAAAAAGAAAAAAGAAAAGAAAAAGGATTTATAAAATTTATTATAATCGATCATTTATTAAAATCAAAAAAAAGAAAGATTAAAAAAGATTATATATTATATATATTATATATATTATATATATTATATATATTATATATATTATATATATTATATATATTATATATATTATATATAACAATTAAAACAAAAAAAATAAAGATAAAATACTCAGACTTGACAAGATAAGAAAAATCATTTATACTTTCTCTTACAGTTGTTTTACTTAAAATTTATTTAAAGGAAAGTAAAAAAAATGTTAAGATCATCTTTATCGATCGATGTTAGTTCAATTGATATTATTGAAAAATCTATTTCAATTTTAAAAGAACTTCTAAAAGTTAGTGGAGTAAATTTTACATCCTCTTTCTATTCAGAAGAAACTTTATTGAAAGAATTTAAAAAAATGCTAACTAATTCAGTTGATCAATCTTTGGAGGATATTACAAATAACTTTTAAAAAGGAAATAAAATGATTTTGAAAGCACCTAAAAAAGAAAAATGTAAGTATTGTTTTGAATTGTTTAAATCAAACAAACAAAGAGAAAAACTTTCAGCACATGAGAAAGTTTGTTTGTTAAATCCTGAAAACTTAATCAAAATAATAAACTACATCGTTCAATCAATCTTTAAAAGGAGTGAATCGTTAACAATAAAACTTGTACCTTCTGAAAATATGCTTTTTCATTTTTGTTCTAAAAACCAGATAGAACAATGGGAAGAATTTAAGGAGCGATGTTGTAACGATTTAACTGATGAGCAAACAATTGATTTTATCTTTTCAGTTTTTATAAACAATGGTTTTGATAATGATTTTAAAATCATCCCTCCACATATAAGATATTGTTTTGATGCTATGCAGTATCTTTCCGAGGAAGAGTTCAATAAAAAACTAGAATTTGTAAATCAGGTGGAAGCTGATATTTTTGAATATACTGATCCAAAACATTTAAAATCAGTTAGAGAAAAAGCATTACAAGAATTTGAAGGTGACAAAGCATCTTGGCGTAAGACTTGGAGAAATAGCACAGAGTTATAAAAGAGATAAACGCATATAGTCGATTAAAAGGCCATAAATGGCCTATTTTGTTCTAATGGGTTATCTATATACCAATATGATGCTATCGTTGAATGTAGACCCCTTAGAATCGATTGTAGGGGCATTGTAGAACAATGCTTTGCAATAGATAATGTTGTTTTGTGTTTGTGTGTTCAATGGAATTGTAAAGAAAGGACATTTATAGTAATGACAAAAAAAGATTCATCCTCATCAATTATTATAGGCAACAAGTTAACCCCAAACAAAGAAGAAACGTATATTGTTTCAACTTTATCTACCGAAGATGATTTTAATGCCCGAAGCCATCTTTATGGTGCAACAGCCGCTTACTGCCCACGTAAAAATTTTTTAATGTCAATGGGTTGGAAGGGTTTAGGTAATTTTTCGGCTGCATCAAACTTGTTTGTTGAAGTTGGTAATGGTATTGAAAAAGCAGTAGTAAAAGGGTTGATGCAAAATGGAAAGTTATTTTATAATAACGTTTACCTTCCTGATATTGAACCGAAGGTTGCAGGGAAGATAGATTTAATCTACCTTGATCATAACAATAAAGTTGCGCTAGGTGAGGTTAAAAGTTGCAAACAATTACCGCTAGAGCCAAAACCGGAACATCTTTGGCAAACATATACTTATGCTGCTATTAGCGGTTTTGATAATGTTTATCTAATGTATTTTGAACGTAACATTGTCGATCCAAGAATGAAAGTAGCAATTAAAGTTTTTGAAATTGAAATAACCCAAGATGTTTTGGAGAAGGTTTTCACTAACATTCTTCTCTCTGCCAACGCAATTGAAAACAAATGGATTCCTGACGTTCCCTATAATTTTCGTAAATCGAAAGAATGTTTATATTGTCAGTTTAAAGGCTTGGCCTGTTATGTTGAGGAGGAGGAAGAGGAAGCAGTAAAAGAATTAAAAGGATTTAAAAACATCAGTGAAGATGAATTAAATAAAATCAAATTTGAACTTAAACCAAAAGTTGATGGTTTGATTGAAGGGCGAAAGGGACGATATGTTGGTTTTTTGAAAAAGATTATCAAGGCAAAGTTAAACGAAGAAAACAATTTACCTATCCTTGAGGAATTGAAAAAATTTGAAAAAGGCAGTTAAAAGAAATTATAACAATTACAAAAGGGGAATATAAAACACTATGTTAGTTAATGATATTAATCCTGGTATGCAATTGCAAAACTTTCAATTTTATGAAAAATATTCAAAATGGAATAGCCAAGAGGGAAGGCGAGAAACTTTTGAAGAGGCCGTTGAACGCTCCATACAATGGGCTATTAAACAAACGGATGGTGTTTTAGGTGATGAGATTTATAACGCCTTGCGTAATGGCATGTTAGAGAAAAAAGCCTTCCCTTCAATGCGCCTATTTCAAGTAGCAGGGGTTGAGGCTGAAAGACACCCAGAATCTATTTTCAATTGTTCTTATTTAAAGGTAGATCGAATTAAGGCGTTTACCCAAACAATGTGGTTGCTAGGGCTTGGCGTTGGCGTTGGGTATAGTGTTGAAAAAAGGAATGTTTCAAAATTGCCAGAAGTTAAACCTTTTATCTTTGATAATCATGGAGGTTTAAAAAGTCTAATCACATTTGAAGATTCGCTTGAGGGTTGGGTTAAAGGTTTTGAAATTGCTTTGCGCAATTTTTTTGATGGAATCCCAACACAATTTGATTATAGTAAAATTCGCCCTTCAGGATCGCCACTTGTAACAAGAGGTGGTGTAGCTAGTGGCCCTGAACCATTGCAGGAAGCAATGCGAGAGATTGAAAAGATTTTCTTTAATGCGCAAGGGCGAAAGTTGACAACGCTAGAATGTCACGATATTCAATGCTTTACAGCCAGTGCAATTGTTAGTGGTGGGTTTCGTCGTTCTGCCATGATTGCTCTTTTTGATGAGAATGATGAATTAATGTTGCATTGTAAAAATTCTGAAAACATTAAGAACAATAAGCAGCGCTATTTTGCAAATAACTCTTTAGTTGTTGAGGGTTTTAAACCGCTTACTTGGTGGGAAGATTTAATGGTTCCTGTTTTGAAACAAAAGACAGGTGAGCCAGGAATTTTTAGCCGTTTTGCTGCTAAATTTAGTATTCCTGAAAGGCGAATTTATAATAATGATTTTGGAACCAATCCCTGTGGTGAAATTATTCTTCGACCTAGTCAATTTTGCAACCTTTCTATTGCTAACGTAACAAGTGAAGATACAATTTTAGATTTAATTCAAAAAGTTTACCTTGCTACAATTTGGGGTACGATTATGTCTAGTGTAGATAATTTTACAGATCAACTAGAGCCAGAATGGAGTAAGAATCAAAAGGAAGAGCGCTTACTTGGTGTTGATTTAAATGGGCAACGTGACAACGCTTTATTTAACAATCCAAAGTCAAGAAACATTGTTCTTGAAAGACTTTCAGAGTTTGCGGTAGCAGTAAATAAAATGTTTGCCAATGAGCTTGGAATTAAACAAGCGGCAGCGGTTACGTGTGCTAAACCGGCTGGTAACTCCTCAGTTTTCTTTGGAACTGCAAGCGGTTGTCATGGGCGATACTCGCCCTATTATATTCGTAGAGCATCTTGCAAAATCAATTCGCCAGTATATAACTTTTTGAAGTTTCATGATGTGCCTTATGTTTTTGCCGATGGTGTTGACTGGCATAGTTCAACAACTGTTTTATTTGAGTTCCCTATCAAGTCTCCTGATAGTTCTGTTTTTGTAAGTGATTTATCGGCAAAGGAACAATTAGAATACTGGTCGGATGTAAAAACCTGTTACACGGAACATAACCCAAGTGTAACAATCTCTTACAATGAAAATGAGATTAAAGATATTGTGGAATGGTTATACAATTCACAAACAATTGCAACCGGATTATCTTTCTTTCCAAAAGAGGATGCAACTTATAAAAATGCACCTTATGAGAAAATAACAGAAGAGCAATATAAAAAACTTGAAAATGAATTTCCACTTTTTTCATGGGAAAGTTTAAAGTATTTCGATAATATTTCTCAAGTTGGATTAAGTAAAGAGTTTGCATGTGCTGGTGGGGTTTGTGAGATAGTTTAAAAAGGATATTAAAATATCACTCGTTATATAGAAATATATAGCGGGTGATATTTTTTTTGTTTTATTTCGTAGGGTAAACGTATAGCAAAATAAATCCAAGTGTGTTATCATTTTTATGCACGTTAATTTTAAAAGTTCTTGTGGTGGTAGCGGCTTTGTTTTAAAAAAGGTTTTTTATATGAATGCAGGTGATTTATTTTTAGATGGTGGTGTTCAAAAAGAAGTAAAAGAATGTTGGTCAAAACAAACAAAACTTGGTGAGGTTGTTTTAATTGTTACAACAGACGATAATTATTACATCAAGCGTCAAAGTGTGGCTAACCCAAACACAATTCAGATTTATTCTTATTCTGGTTTTCAAAGTGCCTACAACAGTTATAAAAACATTAAGTGAATAAAGGGGTTTAAAAATGAAAGCTTACTCCATTGAATTAGAATACACCGGAAAAGATAAAAACAAACCGCTGAATTATAACGATTTGTTGAATTGCAATTTCAGCGTTTACGCTTACTCAATTGAATTTGTGCAAGGCACATTTTACGCTTATACCTTCCAAATGAACGATGATTTGTTGTTGGCCATTCACTATAACCCAGTAACAAATAAATATACTGTTTTTATTCAGAACAATTCTACCAATAAGGTTGAAAATTTTAACAACATTAACACTATGGGTGAGTTGTATCAATTGATGTTGAATGAAGGTGGTGTGTTTTTTATTTAACTTTATGTTCACCCCAAAACTATAATGTAGAGTAAACGTAGGGTAAAAAGTATAGACAGGAGTTAAAAAACCTGCTATACTTTTTTTATCGATATACAACAATAAAAAACTAAGCAAAATAGGGAAAAACAGAATGTTACCTAAATATAAAGAAATTACAGGGGCTTTTAAGTTGTTTGATTTTATTGTTAAAAATGCCCATAAGTTGAGTGATATTGCGGTTGAAAATGAATCTGGTTTTTATTTTGATTTTGTTTTGTGGGTTTCTGAGCATGAAGTTGAACAGAGTGAATTTTACTCAAATTTAAATGATCAAAGTTTGACATTGAAAAGTGATTTTATTTCCTACTTTGATAAAGAAAAATCAAAACCCTATACTATTGACTTTTTAATGCTTCAAAGTGGAAAAATTCTTGTAAACGATAGTGAAGATTTTTACTGGTTGTTTGATAGTTCTGAAGAAGTTCCACTTGAAAAAGAAGTTAAATTTGATTAAAAAAACAAAACAAGGGCTATAAACATTATGAAATTAATCACTTATTCAGTTGAAGATTTTGTTGGAAAAATTGTTTCAAGTATTGAAGTTGAACGGGTTGGAAGTTGTAATCAAGGCCCAATTGATACTATTATTTTTAATTTTTACGATGGCGATGTTTTTAAAATGTACCATGAACAAGATTGTTGTGAAAGTGTTTTTTTAGAAGATATTACTGGCGATCTTGATTATCTTGTAGAGGAAAAAATTTTAAAGGCTGAAGAAACCAGCAATCAGGAAAGTGGAGAACATGGTTCAGAAACATGGACGTTCTATCACATTAGCACATTTAAAGACACCGTTAGTTTGCGTTGGTATGGTGAGAGTAACGGTTATTATTCAGAGAGTGTAAGTATTGCCAAGCTTGTAGATGGTAAATTTGAGACTTACCGTTAAATTGTCAGGTAAATTGTCAGCTAAAACTATATACACAGATAAAAAAAGGTGATATACTAATCTTGCAGTTGTGAGGGTTTAAAAAAAATCACTTTTGAAAGAAAGGTTTTAGGGTAATAAAATGGCAAATTACAAATCAACCAACAAATCTTGTAAAACCGTTGGCAAAGATGGCAACTTCACAATCGGAAGTAAATATTACGGTTATGAGATTGTTGACAACAAAGGCGAATTTGTTAGTGACAATGCAGAAGTTGTTAGTGCAAAGTTGGACGGCAAGAAACCCAAAACAAAGCGCCAAATCAAAAATGTTTTCTTGCGAGAGGAGAAACGGCAAAAGGCAGTTGATATGATGCTAGAAACTGGGTTGGCTTGGTAGGGTAGATCGTGAATAGCCATTAAGTTGTAAAAAATTTAATGGCTATATTTTTTTCAATACATACAAAATGGAGGGTTAAATGTATGATTCTTGATGTTTTTGTAGCGTTTTACGAAGTGAGTGACGTTGCACTTTTTGAAGTTGGTGTTGTCAATGACAAGGGTTTTGGGTTTAAGGATCGCACAATTAAAAGTGGAGTTGTTAAGGTTGAAGCCAAATCGAAGCTTGAAGCCGAAAGTAAATTGCTAAACTGGTTAGCCGCTCAGTATGCCGGTTACATTGTTACAAATCTTTTTGTTGTAGAGTTTAACAAAATCGGCTACGTTTAATAATTAATTTTTTCACAGCTATAAAGAAAGCGAAAGGTTATAAAATGCAAACAAAAGTTTCTAAGCGCCTATATCGTTACATTTTATTTTCAGTGGTGTTAACTGCATTGTCTATCTTGCTCTTCGGTTATTACAAAATCTGCAAGGCTGAAGCCAATGATGGGGTTATCAAGCCGCAACCAATTTCACAATCGTACATTGCTTTCACCGTATACCTTGACTCAAATAATGATGGTGTTTTGAACGATGGTACGCCAGTTGCAGAATCAAAAGTAATTGTTGGCCGCAACGTTACTTGCAACGATTTAGACAGTCCAGCTACAGACAAGGAGGTTTATACCGCTTCTGAAACTGGCTTTGTATTTTTGCAAAATCTATCGCCTGGTGATTGTGTAGGTGTTAAGGTGAGTGATTTTAAAGATGAAAATAAAAAGGCTTGGGATTACACCTTTCAGGCACCGCCAAGCGATGAAGCCTTGATTGAAAAAGTTTTGTTTAACCCATTTGTTTTGTATTTTGGAGTTGTTCGTCAATAAGCTTTATTGCTAAAAAAAATAAATAAAAAAAATGGGTTATAGAAAATAAAATCTATAGCCCATTTTTATAATATAGAACTTTCAAAGGATGGTAAAAAAAATGATAAAGTTTGTAAGTGAAGGTGAGATTGTAGGTGAAGAAAAAAGTTACTATCAATTAAAAACAGAACTTGAAAATAAAATTGTTGATCTTTGCATTAACTTTTGCCGTAGGACAAATTTAACAATTTCAAATATAGCAATTGAAAATAGAAAGGTTTATGGTTTTGAGGGTTGTGAAAACCCAATTCAAAAAGTTGTAAAAGTTGATATTCAATTGTAGCAGTTATAAAGGAGTTTTGATAAAATAATTATGAATAAAAAGGAAAATAAAAATTCAAAAACAATTCTTTTGGATGAGGAAAGAGTTTTAAACAACATTTTACAATGCAGTGATTGCGGAGAAAGGGGTGATGAAACCCCCAAACTACCATTGCTTTCTAAGCCCATACAAGGCGTTTTAAAGGCCATTATCGTTGGCCCCTTACTAGATGACCCAGTTGATAGTTTAACCCCTTTGTTGGGGCTTGGATGGGCATTAACGGGCATGTTTGATTATACGCCTTACTTGCGATGCAAAAACAATCTAATTAAAGCTAGTGAAGATTATTGTATGTTACATACATTAAATGTTTTAAAGATTAGGGATTATGCTGCTTGTATTTTCCTAGACCGTCAAGCAATCAATAACTATGATCCAAGTGTTGAGCCTTATACGGTTGGGGAAGCAAAAAACGGCTTACCTTTATTGTTTGTTTCAGGTAAACCGTTTTCTGAATTTGATTTAATTGAGTTTGAAAAAGCAGGAAAATATATTTTAGATTTTATGAAGAATTTATAAAGTTTTTAGACCCTTTAATAATTTAGACGTTGTTGCCACTTTCGCTATCATCCTCTTTTAAACGAGGAGGAATAAATTCTTCTTGAGGGATTACCTTAGAAGAAGGCACAATTTGTGATTGTGGCGATCCGTCTGAATTGTTAAGGGTTTTTTCTTTTTCAATGGCTTGTAAATAGAGTTCTTTCAAAGTGTTTAAACTTCCCTCGATTTTATCCATTTCTTTTTGATGTACTTTTAACTCCTCTTGCATAGCCAAAAAGCGTTGATACATCTTTTGTAATTGTTCGGCTTGTTCTTTGTAAAGACCTTCCAACAATTCTTTGTTAATCATTTCGGTATCAATCTCCTTTTTATCTCTTTTGGTTATCATCGCTTTTACTTTTTTTATTTGCTTGCGTCTTCGGTTGCTCAATTGTTATCTTCTCTTTATCCTTTCGCTTAATTGTGTTTGTGAAAAAATTAAGAATTGTAAATAGGCACATATTTATATACACCATTTACTGATACACGTATCTTACCATAATAAGTGCCTATGGCCGCAGTATCAACAGCATTACCAGCCCCAACAGTTGTTACAAAATCAATAAACTGTTCACTTAGATCAAATTGTCTCATTGTAACTACTGGAATTGCTGCTACTGAGCTATTTTGATAGAAGTCTACCAAACCATCAATTGTACCGCCAATGAAAGTTGTGTGGCCACCAATTTGATGGTTTGATGCAGTATAGGTAATTGAGCTTGGTAAGCCTGGTATTGAAGAAAGATCGATATGAGCTTCTATATTACTTGTTGATGTTGCTCTAATACCAATTGTTGCAGAACGATTAACGTTTGAAACAGATTCTATATACATTGTAGCATCTTTATTTGTTACTGCATTTTCCCTTAAAATAGTTTGATGTGTAGCGCTATTGTAAGAAGAAAAAATTGAGAATAGTTGTATCAATCCATCGGGTGAAACA